CTTGCTGAGAAATGGAATGAGTGGAGAGAGAAGCAAGAAAAAGAGGGAGAGCAATAAAACAAAAGGGAGCAGTTTTCTGCTCCCGACTAAAAACGCGGGGTGAGCAGGATGTCAACGTTGACGAAAGTTTCTCCATACAGACAAGGAGCTGTTCGGTTTGGGAGTCGTTCGCACAACATCGACACGACGGTGCGAACGTACCAACTGACTCCAGAACAATTAGAAAGACTACGTGCTGGCGAAAAGCTTGAGGATATCTTAAAGGAGGAAATGACCATGAGCCAACCTAAAGTGATTGCTTACAACAAATATTTAGAGCTAGAAGCTGAACGGGATGAACTGAAAAAACAGTTACAGGAATTACAACACAAGATGTTGGATGACGAAAAAATTGAGTTGTTGAAACGTGAGGCAATCGATGCTCACAAACTTGTGAGAGAGAAGGAAGAGGAAATTTCTCGCTTGCAGGAAATATTCAATGAGGCAATGACGGCAAAGGAACAGCTACAGAAGGAAAATTTACTTCTCGAAAATCAGATTCAGAGGTTAAAAGAAGTAAACCAGGAACTAACCGAGCGACTCGACCGTTATTTTTCCGATCTGAATCGTTTAGAACAGGAAGCAAAAGGTTTACGTCTTTATGCGTTACAGAAGCTGCATGTTGATGTGTATGGAGCTTAAAAGCTGAGTTATGTTGCAACAGACACATAATGTGAAGTAAAAGGAGAGGATAAAAATGAAGGTGAATGTGGATTATCTGGTAGTTCATGAAGCTATTGAAAAGTTAGAAAATGGCGACGCATTGAACGATAAAGAAAAACAAGGTGTTCTCGCTGTATTACGTGCTGTTCAAGGTGATTACATTCCAACGAAGGAAGAGTTAGAACGGCAAGAACGTAATATTAGACTTTTGGATTTATATAATCCAGAATCAGACGGTTTTAATCGTATTTATGAACAAGTATTAGAGTTTGAAAATAAGTATTGTTAATGAACAGTCCGACGATTACATGTAGCACTTACACCTCATACTAATCATGAGGTGATACAAGTGAACTGGGAAGACAAAGAAACATTCGTTGAACTGAAATTGCTGGCGTTGGGGATGCTCTCTAAATGGAGGAACGATGAGCTTTATACAGAAGATATGCTGATTGAAGATTTGAAAAAGCTTATACGCCGGTTGGATGCGGAAGAGCCGAAGCTATAAAAGATAGAAAGTCCGGATTTTTAGACCGGACCGAAAATAAAAAAAGCCAGGACTGTTCCCGGCATGGTTCTCTAATTAAGTATATCACGGGAGGGGGCCAAGTGGTGAAGCAATTGTCTTTATTGCGTGATACAGACGGAGAAAAAACAAAAGAAGCAGTCGAGGCAGCACTTGAAAAATATCGCATGTATATGTTGACGGTTCCAGACGAATTCCTGCCACGCGTGACACAGACGTACTCTCTCGTGCCGCCAAGCAACACGAATGCTTTTCATTCATCTACAGAAAGCGCGGCCATCCAAAGAGCAGATTTTGAACGAGAACGTGATGAGTACATGGAGAGAATACGCCGCGCGGTGAACAAGCTTAATAAAATGGAACGCGAACTGATTATCAAACGATATATGGCATTGGAGGAAAGTTACGATTACGAAATTTACAATGAAATGGGGATTAGCGAATCAAAGTTTTATCGTATTCGTGAGAAGGCATTTTACAAATTAGCTTTTGCATTACGCATTGAAGTTTACAAAGAAGAAGAGGCACCTGTTTAGGTGTCTTTTGCTTTTTTTGTAGAATTATTGAATTTTTTGTAAAAATGCTAGATAATTAATAAGGAAATTTTAAGGTAAAGAAGGGATAAAATGGGTAAGTATAGAATAGGTTTAGTATTAATAAGTTTTTTATTAACTTATTTCGATGTTTATGTAAATAAAGTTGAAACAGCTTATTTTGTTTCATCAACTACTTTTTTCGCAATGCTCTTATATGATTATGAAAAATTAAAGAGACAGTCTAAAACCAAGCTAACAAAAAACTTCGCAAATCTAGGGGCTACTGTATATACTGCATTACTATTTTTATTTTTATTCCTTTTTGTGTTAGCGCAAGCGAAATACGTTAAATTTGTTGAATCAAATGGTTCTATACTGTTTAAAATGAAAATAAAAATCCTGCATTATAACGGCTTTGACTTCTTCTATATTTTTATTACCTTGTCTCTTATCACCTTAGGAGTTACATTGGTTGAGGTTTTTATCGAGTCAGAAGAAGATAGTGTGGTTGACTCAAGCGGAGTCGCGATGGGAAAATAATTTGAGGTTGTATTTCTTTAGTAAATACGGAGGTAACAATTATGATACATATTTTTGAAATATTTTACCCAGCATTAATAATATTAGTAATGAGTTTTTATATAGCTTTTCATCTTTATATTTTTTTACAGCTAATATCGAATGATATAAAAAAGAAATTAGCTTTTGCATTTACATTATTTCTAATGATTGCGCCTATTTTTGTGATTATTGAATCATTATGGAATTTGATTTTCAACAAAGGTTTATTCACGAAAAGTGGTTTTGATTCATCTAATTTTCTAGAACGCGTATTTTTATGTTTAGGAATAATGGCATTTGCACCTTTCGTTTACTTTATAAAACCAAAACAAAGGGCTAATGATATTATAGAAATCGTATTGAATAGGAGACAAAGTGAACAATCGCAATTACAGCTCAATGATCAAAGTCATATAGTAATTTATTCACAAAATGCTAAACCTCCGAAAATATATAGCACTATATTGGAAGCAATACAACATAAGCTTTGGCAGAAAAGTTCCATGTTAAAATTTCATTGAAGTATTGTTGTGTTGTAGTCGAGGAATTTTTGACAGAAAACTGAAAGAAAAATGAAGGAAAAATGACAGAAAGACGACAGATTATTTCTGTTTAGACGTGTTATTATGGTATTGTGATATTTTGTTGAAGTAGTCTTTCGAATTCTGTCTGAAGGAGAGCGTCTATCCGATTGGGTAGGCGTTTTTCTATGCAAAAAAGAGCCCTTTGGATATGCCCAAAGGGATAGATGTTTTGGAAGAAATGAGACTAACCAAAAAATAACACAATGTTTTTTAATGTAAAGAAATTCCAGGTGTCTGTCTAAATGACAGGCGTTTTGTAAAGGTATAAAGTTTATTTTTGATTAAACAGCCATATAACGAGGTATGCAATTCCAGCAAGAATAGCCAATGATATCAATAGGAGTAAAAAATAACCCACAAAGTAAAATGAAAGGAAAAAAGGTATTAAGCTTAAGCATAGTAATAAAACAATTACCCAAGTCGAGTAATATTCGCGTTCGCTTACCCCAAAAAATATAAGAGCACTACCTAAAACAAACCACAGGAATCCTGAAAAAACATTTAACAAAACACCTGTCAAATAGTTTCCTGGGTCTTTCATGTAAAATTTAATTAGTTCAATAAAGGTTTCGGGCTTAGGAAGATCCGAGTTAAAAGAGTATGAAAACCAACTAATTACACATGTTACAACGAGGAAAATAGTAAAGTTTGACAAGGAAGAAACAACAGAAGATAAAAAATTTATAAATTGTTTAAATACTCCTCGCATGGAAACACCTCCTTATATAACACACAATTCAACAATGAATAAAATTTTCCTCCTAAAATTTCAAAAAAATAGTCGTTTTTTGGAGGAAAATCCTTCTTATTGTCGAATTTAATAGCAGATGAAAGGAGTGCGAAAATCATATATGAGATATAAAAATCTCTTCGAAAATCATCCGATTATTGATGAGGTTTACGAGGTATGCGGGGAATGGAAAGTATGGGTAGGATTTCAGCCTATAAAAATACGTGTAACAGAAGATTTGAACGGAAAATACTATTATGAAACAAGTCATTATTACCAAGGATCTCAACAAGCAGGTCCATATATTTCCTCAATCAATGGTTTTAATTCAATCGAAGAGGCGATTGACAGCGCAATGTCGCAGATTTTACTTTTCTATAGAGAAGATGATGAGGAAGCGAAATGGATTAAAAACGAAAATTACTAAATTTATTACAATTTACACTGAATACGGTATCATGCACGAATATGATGGAGTGAAAGGAGAAACAAGCTTGGAAGCTGAAACACTTACAAAGGATGAAATAAATGAACTATTCAACTCGGCATTGGAAGAAATTTGGCTTGATGCAGAAGTTCTAGCAAGTTTAGTGCCCCATGAAGAGGATGAAAAAGTACAACTACTGTTAAAAGCAATAAAGCGAAATCTAAAGGTGATAAAAACACTTCGTAATTCTTAATTCCTGCTTAAAACAGGTTTTTTCTGAAGGGAAAACAATGATTTCACCCATAGTAAAAGTTTTGAAGGTATTGATTACGAAGTCTATGAGATGGACGGAATTTTAGAGCGTTCAGCTCGCTTGGACAAATCAACTATTTGGTGAACAGTAACAGGAAGTTTTCTTCCTTTGTTGAAATGAGTAGGTGAAAGGAGTGATAGTATGAAAGATCCGGGCCTCATTGGGAGAATGGATCCAGGAGACATTGGGGTAATGGATCCTGGTGGCGGACTCGGGATATCTGATCCAGAAGTCTATCATATTTGAATAATAAGAAAGCATCCTTCGGGGTGCTTTTTTGTTTGGAGGGAAACTATGCGAGATTTAAAGGTTAATGTAAGCTGGCGCATTATTGCAGATATTGATAACTGCATGGTTGTTGCTTTTTGTGTGGATGGAAAGATGGTGTCTATTGTTTCGGGTAAATCGGATGAGTTGTATGAAAAGCTGCAGGCTTGGGGTGGATAACGTATGAGTTTCTACAAATCAAAGCAATGGAAAAGAAAGCGTGAAGCAATATTGAGGCGTGATGAATACCTTTGCCAAGAGTGCAAACGATACGGAAAGACAACTCAAGCAAAGATTGTCCATCACATCATTCCGTATGAGCAGCGACTGGATTTAAAGCTGCATGGCGATAACTTAATTAGCTTGTGCTTCACTTGCCATGAACAAATGCATAACAAGATGACGAACGAACTAACAGAAAAAGGATTGGAGTGGGTGGAACGAGTTGAACGAAAGTTGAAGTAGTCCCCCCTCCTTCCAGTTTGAAGGAAGCCGTTGGGGGACCGGCCAAGGGGCAGGCATTTCCAATAGTGCGGATTTTTTGAAAAAAGGGGTGATAACATGGCAAAAACAAAAAAAGCGTTTGTATCCGAAATTAAACGACAGATGAAATCGCTCGGCACATACAAGAAGGAATATGACCGCATGATCGAGATTTTCGCAGGCATGCTCCATCAGTATCATGTGTTCGAGGAGCAATTTGCCGAGAGTGGATATCAAATTACTGAATTATATACGAACAAAGCTGGAGCAACAAACGAACGAAAGACGCCCCTTTACACCGCGATGGAGAGCTTGCGAAAAGACATTGCTACGTATTCCGACCGACTATGCTTGAATCCAAAATCATTTGAATCCATCACGATTGAACAACAAAATAGGTCGAAGCTTGCACAGGTGTTGAGTGAATTGTCATGAAGAAAAAAGCGTTCAAGAATTATGATGCGGTGATGGAGTACGCCAAAAGCGTAGTCGAAGGCCGGAAGGTAGCTTGTCGAGAACTGATTCAAGCGGCCGAGCGTTTCCTGAAAGATTTAGAAAACCCGGCATATGACTTTCATCCGAAGGAAGCGGAGTTTGTCATTCAAATCATTGAGAAAACATTTGTTCACAAACAAGGAGAAGCACTAGATGGCTCTCCGTTGATGGGGACGCCTTTTTTATTGCAAGATTGGCAGAAGTTTATTGTTTATAACTTGATGGGCTTTTACCTTAAAGGTACGCAAATTCGGCGATTCAAAGAGGCATTTATTTATATCCCAAGGAAAAATGGGAAAACAAGCTTTATTGCCGGTCTTGCGTGGGCACTTGCACTATTGGAACGTCAATCCGGCTCAAAAATTTACATTACCAGCGCGGCATTGCAGCAGTCGTTGCAATCGTTCGAATTCATCTTATTCAATTTGCGGCAGATGGGAGAGGAGCAAAACTTCCGCATCCTCAACAACAACCAAGAACACAGCATTAGCGGCGAGATCGGTGATGGCTCCATTTACATTCGGGCGTTGGCGGCCAATCCAGATAAACAAGATTCGCTTAACTGTAACATCGGAATTGCTGACGAAATCCATGCCTATAAGACGCCGAAACAATACAATATCATTAAAGAAGCGATGAAAGCCTACACGAATAAGCTCATGATTGGAATTACAACAGCAGGAGATGACATGACGAGCTTTTGTTATCAGAGGTTGCAATACTGCAAGAAGATTTTGGATGGCACTGTCACCGATGAAGCGTATTTTGTTTTCATTTGCAAAGCAGATGAAGACGAGAATGGTGAGGTGGACTACACGAATCCTATTGAGCATGAAAAAGCGAATCCCAACTATGGCATCACGATTCGGTCGGACGACATGATAAACGACGCGCTTCAAGCCCAAAACGATCCGCAGCAACGCAAAGACTTTTTGGCAAAATCGTTGAATATCTATACTTCATCGATGAAGGCATATTTCAACATTGATGAGTTTAAGAAGTCGGATCGGAAATATGACTGGACGATAGAACAGCTCGCGAAACTCGGTATTGAGTGGTTTGGTGGCGCAGATCTTTCAAAACTGCATGATTTGACCGCAGCGGCGCTCTATGGGCATTACAACGGCGTGGATATAGCTATCACTCATGCGTGGTTCCCAATTGTAGCTGCAACCCGAAAGGCGGAAGAGGATAACATTCCTCTTTTCGGATGGAAGGATGATGGCTGGTTGACAATGACCAATACGCCGACGGTCGATCATTCTGATATCGTCAAATGGTTTGAAAATATGCGTGCGAAAGGATTCCGAATTAAACAAGTGGGATTCGACCGGAAGTTTGGTCGTGAATTTTTTATGGCCATGAAGCAGAAGCGCTTCAAAATTGTCGATCAGCCACAATACTATTACAAAAAGTCAGAAGGTTTCCGGCGTATTGAAAAGCAAGTCAAAGATGGAAATTTCTACTACTTGCATTCCCAAGCATTTGAGTATTGCGTGCAAAATGTTCATGCAGTCGAGAAAACAGATGACATGATTCAGTTTGAAAAAATTGAGGACAAGCACCGCATTGATATTTTTGATGCGACCGTATTTGCAGCCATTCGTATGCTTGAAAACATGGAGAGGGCTGCGACAGCTTCAAAATGGTTGAATGGAGGTCGATCTCATGTGGATTTTTAAGCGCAGAAAAAAGATTCGAGCAGATACACAGGCATATATTGGGCTGTTCATGAGTGGTGAAGACACATCCATACTGATTCCGGGATATACTCGGCTTTCTGATAATCCAGAAGTGCGAATGGCTGTTCATAAGATTGCTGAACTCATCTCGTCTATGACGATCTATCTCATGCAGAACACGGAAGATGGTGACATTCGTGTTCGAAATGAGTTGTCGAGGAAAATTGATATCAATCCATATAGCCTGATGACCCGCAAATCGTGGATGTACAACATTGTGTATACGATGCTGCTCGATGGTGATGGGAACAGCGTCGTTTTCCCAAAGTACACAGCCGACGGATTGATTGATGAATTGATCCCTTTGGCGCCGTCAAAGGTAAGTTTTAGGGACATGGAAAACACATATGAAGTGTGGTGTCAGGGTAAAGTATACAATTATGACGAGATACTACATTTCATCGTTAATCCGGATTCAGAGCGACCGTATATGGGTCGCGGTTATCGGGTAGTACTCAAGGATATTGTCAACAATTTGAAACAAGCAACAGCAACAAAGAAGAGCTTTATGGGTGGAAAGTATATGCCTAGCTTGATAGTTAAAGTGGATGCTAATACGGCAGAACTTTCAAGTGAGGAGGGCCGTGACAAGGTTTTTGATATGTACCTCAAACGGTCCGAAGCTGGACAGCCTTGGATTATTCCTGCTGAACTTTTGGAGGTCGAGCAAGTAAAACCGTTATCTTTAAAAGACATAGCGATCAATGAAGCAGTTGAATTGGATAAGAGGACAGTAGCTGGCATCTTTGGGGTGCCGGCTTTTTTGTTGGGTGTCGGGGAATTCAAACGCGATGAATATAACAATTTTATCAACTCAACGATTCTACCAATTGCTAAAGGTATTGAGCAGGAACTGACAAGGAAGCTACTTATCAGCCCGGATCTTTATTTCAAATTCAATCCTCGGAGCCTATATGCTTACGATCTCAAAGAGTTAGCGGAGGTCGGTTCGAATATGTATGTCCGCGGCATTATGAAGGGGAATGAGGTGCGCGATTGGCTTGGACTGTCACCGGAAAAAGGTTTGAGCGAGTTAGTCATCCTTGAAAATTATATCCCTCTTGACAAAATTGGCGACCAAAACAAATTGAAAGGTGGTGATAGTGGTGGACAGAACAACCAAACAGACTAGAAGTTTACAGACGAATATCACTGCAACACGAGCGGAACAAGACAGCGAGATGTATATTGAAGGGTATTTTGCTGTTTTTAACACGGAAACGGAGTTATGGAGAGGGGCATTCGAATCAATTTCTCCAGGAGCGTTTGATGAAACGTTGTCTAACGATATTCGAGCGCTCATCAATCACGATACTTCATTGGTTCTTGGCCGAAACAAAGCCGGTACATTGGAATTAAAAGTGGATAGCCATGGCCTTTGGGGGCGGATCAAGATTAACCCAAACGATACGGATGCAGTGAATTTATATGAGCGAGTCAAACGCGGCGATGTCGACCAATGTTCATTTGGTTTCAACGTCATTGAAGAAGAAACCGAGTGGCGCGATGACGGAACGGTGAAATGGACACTAAAAAAAATCGATTTACATGAGGTATCGGTTGTTACATTCCCTGCTTATGAGGGAACCGGGGTACAAGCTCGCAAGACGGAAGTTGAGCAACATAAAAAACGACAGTTAGAACAGAGAAAATTACACTTAAGGGAGCGTGTGAGAAATGGCTTTAAAGCAACTAATGCTAACCAAAAAAATTGAGCAACGCAAGGCGGCTTTAAATGAATTGCTAGAAAAAGAGAATGAGTTGCAAACGAGATCTGCTGACCTCGAAAAAGCAATTGAGGAGGCACAAACAGACGAGGAAGTCGCTGCCGTTGAGGAAGAAGTCAGCAAGCTTGAAGCAGAACAAAGCGAGTTGGCTGAAAAAAAATCAAAGCTCGAAGGTGAGATTACTGAGCTCGAAGGGGAGCTTGAGCAACTCAATAGCAAAGAGCCAGTTAATCAATACCGCAAAAATGAGAAAGGAGAGGTTGAAGGTATGAATCGTTTACAGGTTAGAGAGTTATTACGAACAGGAGAATACTACAAACGTAGCGAGGTTATTGAGTTTTATGATAAATTCAAAAACCTTCGCGCGGTCAGTGGTGGAGAGTTGACGATCCCAGAGATCGTCGTTAACCGTATCATGGACATCATGGGTGACTTTACAACACTTTATCCACTAGTTGATAAAATCCAGGTGAAAGGTACTACCCGTATTTTGGTTGATACAGATACAACTCCGGCTACATGGATTGAACAATCAGGAACCCTTCCTGCTGGGGATGTAGGTACGATCACAAATATTGACTTTGACGGTTTTAAAGTTGGTAAAGTAACGTTCGTTGATAACTATTTGCTGCAAGATTCTATTATCAATCTTGATGCATACGTCACGAAGAAGATCGCTCGTGCAATTGCAAAGGCACTAGATTTAGCTATTGTGAAAGGGACAGGAGCTGCAAACAAACAACCAGCCGGGGTTATTCCAAATTTACCAAATGAAAATAAAGTATCCGTAGAAGCAGATGCTAATTTACTTAAAAACCTCGTAAAACAAATTGGATTAATCGATACAGGTGAGGATAGCGTAGGGGAAATTGTCGCTGTCATGAAACGTTCCACATACTATAACCGGTTAGTTGAATATAGCATCCAAGTGGATTCAAACGGAAATGTGGTCGGTAAACTCCCTAATCTAAAAAATCCTGATTTGGTAGGGTTGCGTGTTGTTTTCAACAATAACCTCGATGAAGATACAGTTTTATTCGGTGATTTCTCACAATATACGTTGGTTGAACGTGAAAGCATCACAATTGACAGCTCTACCCATGTGAAATTTAGCGAGGACCAAACAGCATTCCGTGGTAAAGGACGTTTTGATGGAAAGCCAGTGAAACCAAGGGCGTTCGTCCTTGTCACAATCACCGAGCCAGCAGGAGCGTGATGCCTAGATGGCTAGGTATATAGTAATTAAGAGTTTTAAAGATTTGCAGGATGGTCAGCGTATTTACCGAACTGGAGACGAATATCCTCGCAAGGGATACAAAACGACAAAAAAACGTATTGAGGAATTGTCTACAAGCAAAAATTTAAGAGGCGAGCCGTTAATCGCGGAAGTGAAAGAAGGCGATGAGTAATGGATACATTTACAGTGGTTTCGCTCGTTAAAGAGAGGCTGGGTATCCGTACAAACGTCCGTGATAGGTATATCAACGCGATTGCGGATGGCGTCATAAAAGAACTTGAAGACGAAAAGGGGTTGGTGCTGGACGGTGCCAACCCTTATCATTTGATGTTCGTTGTCGACTACGCTACTTGGCGCTATCAAAGCCGTGACAGTGACGGAGCGATGCCTCGTCATCTCCAATACCGGTTGCACAATCTCATGATACATGCTGGCGGTGGAGCAACATGACGTACGACCACGAGTTGATATTGATTGCACAAGGATTTCAAGAAGACGAAATTGGAAATCAAGTACCAATTGAAACAAGAAAGACGGTTTTGTGCAACGTGAAATCAGTTGGTAGAAATGAATTCTATAGTGCTGCAACAGCAGGATTAAAGCCTTCTATTGTGTTTGTGATTCACGGCTATGAATATAACGGCGAACAGAAAGTGGAGTTTGAAAGTGTCAAATATAACGTGGTTCGAACCTACTCTACGGATTTTGAGGAAATTGAGCTTACATGTGAAAGGATGGCAGCGGATGGCTAATATTCGAATTGATCAGCTAGCCGATGAGATTGTGAGCGCGGTTCGCGAATACACCGAAGACGTTTCAAATGGTATTGAAAAGAAAGTAGATGAAACGACCAACAAAGTGTTGAAAGAAGTACGGGTGTTGTCTCCAAAGAGAACGGGTGAGTATGCACACGCTTTTGTGAAGACAAAAGAAGGTGGCTACGGCCAACATCGTCGGATCATTTGGAACAAGAAGCATTATAGTCGAGTTCATCTTCTTGAATTTGGTCATGCTAAAGTCAATGGCGGCCGTGTCCAAGCTTTTCCGCATTTACGTCCAGCTTTCGACAAGCACGCTGCCCACCTTGACGATGAAATTAAAAATATCATAAGGAATGGTGGCTAATGACACAAGCTGAACTGTTTCAAGCATTGAAGGCAATCGGGTATCCGGTTGCCTATTCCCACTTTGACAATCCACCAGCGCCACCGTACATCACGTACCTATTTGCATATAGCAATGATCTGATCGCTGACAATATCAACTATGTATCTATTGAAGATTTTCAAGTCGAACTGTATACGGCGAAAAAAGACTTGTCAGCAGAACAAAAGGTACAGAACAAGTTCAGAGAATTGGGTTTGCCATATCGCAAATTCGAGAAGTATATCAACGAGGAAAAGCTCTATCAAATTGTCTATGAGATTCAAATACTAGGAGGTTAGAAATCTATGAGCCAAAACAAAGTCACGTTTGGTTTGGAGAAGGTTCATATTGCTTTTGTGGATGAAGCAGCAACAACTCAACCGGCATGGAAAGCACCAATCCTAATTCCAGGTGCTGTACGTTTTGCTCCAGAACCGCAAGGGGAGGAGAATACATTCTATGCTGACAATGGCCCGTACTTCACATACACAAGCAACAACGGCTACAATGCCGAGCTTGAAATGGCGAACATTCCAGATGAAGTGCTAGCGGAAATGCTTGGATGGGAAATTGATGCCAATGGCATGCTTGTTGAGACAACTGACGGCATACCGAAAGAATTTGCGCTGCTAGGTCAGGTTCTAGGTGATAAGAAAAACCGCCGTTTTGCCTACTATCGTTGCAAAGCGAGCCGTCCTTCAAAAGAACATTCTACCCGTGCTGAATCAGTAGAACCAGCCACTGAAACATTGAATATTCGAATTCTCCCAGTTGAAATCAGCGGCAGAAACATTGTTCGTGGTGTGATGGAGTTGAATGATACGAATTCAACGGCATATAACTCCTTCTTCACTTCGGTGTATTTACCAACGTTTGGAGGGGGCGCGTAATAAATGAGAACTATTCAGGTTGGAGAAAAGCAAATCGGGCTAAAGGCGACGCCTTTGGCTCTTTTATTTTACAAGCAAGCGTTTAAAAAAGACCTTGTGAGCGATTTGATGAAGATGGAGGGTATAGAGAAAGATCATTCAAAACTTGACGGAATCCTTATCCTCCAAATGGCTTGGGCAATGGCAAAAGCATATGAAGGTATTGGAAAGAAATTTCCCGACTTCACTACGTGGGTAGCAAAATTAGAAGAATTTGATTTTTCAGATGCAGCCACTGTTGTACTAGAAGAGGCTCAAAACGGCTTTTTTCGTCGAGGAAGCCGAACAGCAGCAAAATGATGGGGTATACGAACCGCCGGAACGCCCCGATATAGAATTGCTTGTGATTGGGAAGCGCGCCGGCCTTTCGTTTGATGAGATGAACGAATTGACGGTCAATGACTTGCTTAAATACGTGGACATCTACGTCGACACGGAAACTGGAAAGCGAAAATCTCGCAGTAGAATGGCGACTCAGGCGGATATAGACGCCTTCTTTGCGTGAAAGTGAGGTGAAAGGTATGGCAGAAAGTGTACGCGGTATAAATGTCGTCATTGGAGCGGACACCACAAAGTTAGGCAAGGCTTTGGCGGATGTTGAGTCTAAAAGCAAAGGTATCCAATCGGAGCTGCGGCAAGTAGATCGGTTACTTAAATTTGACCCCAGCAATACAACTCTTTTGGCTCAAAAGCAACAACTTCTTGCCCAGCAGATTGAAAATACAAGCGAAAAACTCAATCGTTTGAAGTCTGCACAACAACAAGTCAATGAGCAGTTTGCACGCGGAGAGATCAGCGAAGGGCAATATCGTGCGTTTCAACGGGAGATTGAAAAAACAGAGGGGCAACTGCGGAACTTGCAAAGTAGGCTTCAGGAAACAAAGCAAGAACAAGACAAAATCGCCAATTCTACAAAACAATTGCAGACGCTCTTTGCGGCTACAGGTAAGAGTATTGATGATTTTTCCGACGCCCTTGGCACTAAACTAGTTAATGCAATTAAAAGTGGAACAGCATCATCTAAACAACTTGACGAAGCGATTGAGAAAATTGGGCAAGAGGCATTAGGTTCTAATGTTGATTTGGAAAAGTTAAAAACGACATTGTCATCCATTGACGACGGAAAATCTATCGAAAACGTCCGAAAGGAATTAAGTAAGTTAGAAAATGAAGCGAAAAAAACCGAACAATCAGTTAGTGATTTAGGATCGCAGTTAGAATCCGTCGCGGGCGCGCTTGTTGCTGGCGGCGGTCTCGCCGGAATTATTCAACAGGCACTTGATACGTCGGACTTAAACGCCAAAATCAACATCGCCTTCGAGGTCCCAGAAGAATCAAAAACAGCTGTTAAAGATGCAATTAAAACAGTTGAAGCGTATGGAATAGATGCAGAAGCAGCGTTAGAAGGTGTCCGTAGACAATGGGTGTTAAACAAAAATGCCAGCCATGAAACGAATGCCGAAATTGTGAAAGGTGCAGCAGCGATTACGAGGACATATGCTGGCATTGATTTCACCGAATTAATTCAAGAAACACACGAAGTAGCATCCGAATTGAATATTTCGAATGAAAATGCTCTGGCACTCATTAATGCTCTGTTAAAAGTCGGGTTCCCCCCGGAACAGCTTGACATTATCGCGGAATATGGCCAACAGCTGCAACGGGCCGGCTACAATGCTCAGGAAATTCAAGCGATTTTTGCGGCGGGAGTAGATACTGGAACATGGAATATCGATAACCTATTGGATGGATTGAAGGAAGGACGAATTCGTCTTGCGGAGTTTGGTCAAGAGGTACCGAAGGCATTAAAAGATTTGCTTGCTGGCACAGGTATTTCAGCAAAGCAGATGCAAGAATGGGGAAAAGCTGTTGCTAAAGGTGGAGAAGAGGGGTCACAGGCGATGGTTGAAGTTGCCAAAGCGCTAAATAATGTTAACAATGACACAAAAAAGAACGCACTTGGTGTTGCGATTTTCGGAACGATGTACGAAGACCAGGGGCAAAACATTATCGATACTCTTCTCAATGCCCAAACAGCTACTGTTGATTTTCGTGCAAATCAGGACCAACTAAATGATTCAATCTCAAAAATGGATGCTTCTCCAACAGTTCAATTACAACAAGCTTTCGCTGACTTGAAAACTGCATCGGAGCCTCTTCTAGGCATTATCGCCGATGTGGTTTCTAAAATTGCTGAATGGGTCTCTAATAACCCGACGTTAGCCGCAACGATCGTGGCGATTGCTACTGCAATCGGAATATTTGTTGGTATCGCAATGGCTTTAGCTCCAATATTCGTTACGATCGCGGGACTCGCAGCAGCTCTGGGAGTCAGCATTGGAACCATTGCGGCACCGGTAGCGATTGCAGTCGCAGCGATAGCTGCAATTATAGCAATAGGTATTGCGTTGTGGAGAAACTGGGACACAATCAAAGCAAAAGCTGCAGAATTAGGAAAGGATTTAAAAGCCAAATGGGATGAGATTAAATCAGCGATAACCAACAGTGTTAGGAATTTAGTGGATAGTGCTGTTTCGAAATTCGATTCTTTTGTTTCGTCTACAAAAAATAAGTTCAATGCAGCTAAAGATGCTATCTGGAGCCCAATTCAATCGGCCAAAGATAAGGTGCTAGGTATCATCGATACGATTAAAAATGCTTTTGCAAAATTAACTTTGAAGATTCCAAGACCGAAGCTTCCAAATATAGATGTGAATTGGAAAAAACTTGGTGCTGGTGATCTTTCTGTAAAGATCCCGACTTTTTCTGTGAATTGGCACAAAGTTGGTGGTGTATTTACCAAGCCTATCGTTTTTGGAAATGCTGGATTTGGAGACGTGGAAGAAGCGATCGTACCGTTTGAAGGCAGGCATGCGAGGCGGATTGCCGGATTGATCGCGACAGAAATGGCTAAACAGTTTTCTGTATCCGAACAACCTTCCATCGTCATTCAGAATATGACAGTTCGTGATGATAAAGACATTCATAAACTCGCAAGGGAGTTGTACAATCTTACAAAATTGAGGGGTAGAAGGGTCGGATTGACATGATTACACTAGATGGAAAAAAGCCGAATGAACTAGGATTTATGGTGTTATCAGGGCATAGCCATCCTATTCTTCCCGAAACGGTAGAAAACACTTTATCTATACCGGGTAGGCATGGACAGTATCATTTTAACAGTCACTTGAACACAAGAACGTTTGAAATTCCGTGTGGAATTGTCCAACAAAAAACATGGGGCGACCTTCAACAGATTGTTAGAGGTATTGCCTCTTTTTTTGTGGATTCATACGGAAAACCGAGAGAAATTAAGTTGCAGTTCGATTATGAACCAGACAAATTTTATTACGTTCGTTACACTAATTCTTTACCGATTGAGCGTTTGGTAAAATTAGGGAAGTTCACCCTTGCATTGACTGCTTATGATCCATTCTCTTATTTCTTGTACCAGTCAGATGAGATCATCATGGATAGTGATATTCCAGTTCTTTCAGATATTTTCTGGAACACTGGATCAGTTAATCATTTAATTACCCATCCTCAAACAATTGAATTCGTTAATAGCGGTACATTGGTTATTAGACCAACCTTCATCATCGAAGGGAGCGCATCATCTCTCACTCTTACTATGAATGGCAAGAGCTTATCTTTGCCTTCATTTTCAAATACAACTTACGAAATTAATGGCGAAAATTACATGGTTAGGAAAAGTGGAGTAAATGATTTGAAGTCTATGACCGGTGATTTTTTAGAATTAATGCCTGGCTTTAATCAGTTATCTGTTAGTGGGACATCATTGAATTTTAATTTATCGGTTATTTATCGCTTCAAATACCTGTAAAGGTGGTGAGAACATATGGCAGATGCACCAAAAATCTTAGGTACAGACACCCTTCGCCAGGCGTACCCTAAACTCAATCAAGCGATTGACAATGCCAATGAGGCATTGAATAAAGCAACAGTAGCGGAAACAACTTCGAGAAGCGTACAAGAGCAAATGGACCAGCTCGTCATTGAAGGGGATTCGTCCATTGAAGCAGCACAAGCAAGGGTGGATTCTGAGGGATTCGCGTTTGCAACGTTGAAGGAGCGTTTAGATACAAAAGAGACAGAGTTTGCTACGCAGTTAGCCGGGAAAGCGGATCAATTAGAGTTAAACTCTGTGAATCAAAAAATAGGGGACATTGCGGGTCTAACAACGGAAGATAAGTCCAATATCGTTAGTGCAATAAACGAACTCAAGAATTTATCGAGATTTGAATGGTTAGGATTATTATCATTAATCTTAAAAGGATCATTGTATCTAAAGAATGATAATAATTTATTTGGATATTCAAACAATGGAAATCCAATTAATTTAGCGACTATTCAACAGAATGACATAATGAAGTACGGGGATTTTGCAGCGGATATAATGTGGTTGGTAGCGAAAGAATATTTCAGTTTTCGCAGCAAAGGTAATCCGACTTATCAGCAACTTGATGATGCTGGGAATCCTGTTGGTCCGGGAAGAACCATGTACCATCAAGGAAATCAGGCACATCATGTGATACTTAATACTACTAGCGGAACGCAGACTCTCACTCAAAACACAAGAAATTATTTAACAGTCTTAAATTCCGTGGTCAGTCATTTTCCAACGGGCAATTTAAGCGGAATTGATTACACGATTCCTAGAACCGGTGTGTATGCGTTCAATTTTGTAATAAGACCAACTGCGGTCGCGAATCAGATCTCAATACTCAGACTCGGATTTACGAAGGATAGGATAGGTACTCCGTCCCATACAGATGCATTGGATATTATATTATCGAGCGTGTACGGTACGGGGTTTTATAATGGCACATTCTTCTATCACTTAGCACAAGGCGAAGTGATTACGCCTTTTGCGAATCCGTTGAATGAAAATTTAACTTTGCAAGCTGGTACAAAACTATATATCTATTTTTTGGGCGACAGACCGACTATATAAGTTTGGTATGGATTTTATTTCTAGCCTAAAATATAATTTAATTTGGTACTACTAGATTTATATGGAAAGAGGTCGCACCATTGAAAAAAATAGCTGTATTAGGAAGTTGTGTTTCCAGGGACAGCTTCAATTCGAAGTTTATCCCCGATTACAAGAAGTATTACTCGTGTGTCGTTCATCAAAATCAAATGTCCATGATCTCATTAGCAGCGAAACCTATTCCTTTTGATGAAAAACTAATAGATAATTTAAGTCCATTTGATACTAAACATTTTCGGACTGAACTCGATAAAAGTTTTTTTTCGGAAATGAGGAAACACAAGCCCGACTATTTAATAATTGATTTTTACGGTGATTTGTATTACGGAATTCAAGAAATTGGTGATAGTTATATAACTAATAAAAAGTGGTTGTGGCAAAAAACTAGTCTTTACAAAAAATTAGACAAGCGGGATGAATTTAAAATTTTTGGAGAAAACAAAGGGCGTTATTTACCTCTTTGGAAAAATGGGGTAAAGTTACTGTTTTCTTTTCTAAAAGAAGAAATTCCGGATTGCAAAGTAATTGTTAATAAAGCAAGGTTTGTGGATAAATATTTTAATAAAAAAACTGGCGAAATGCGGTCTATTATTGCCGATAAAAAGCACAGCTATATAAATATCGAGGTCTACAATAATTGGTGGAATGCTTTAGATAATTATGTTATTAAAAACTATAATGTAAGGGCTTTAGAATATGACTTTTCTAAATATTACGTTATTGAAGACCATCCTTGGGGTTTATTCTATGTTCATTATAACATGGAATTTTACCAGGATTTTACAAGACAATTATTAGGTATTATTCTTGAAGATAGTGAAAATGAAATTAAAAGACTCCAAAGCTTGTTGGAACAATCACAACAGAAAAGAAAATTATTCTCCTTTTTTAAGGTTTAGAGACATCGCTATTATGCGGTGTCTTTTCGTTTTAGGGGTGATATTTTGTGCGTTAAAATTTATGACCTTAACCGCGATCTTATTGCTATACTCGAAAACGCATATGGAATTGGTTACGAGAAATCGTTCAATGAAATTTGGACGGCTTCTTTTTCTCTGCCTTTGAATGATCCGAAAAATGAAGAGTGCCAACCCTTGAATTTTGTAGAAATTGTAGATGACTATACTGGTGAATATATCGGTTTGTTCCGTATCATCCCATCACTAACAAGGAAAAATGAGTCGGATTCATCCGTGACATATCAATGTGAGCATGTCTTAGCAACTCTACTGGATGATGTGCTTTTCCAGTATCATCAAACTACGAATTTATCTACAAAAGACACATTGCAATACATTCTCGACCGTCAAAATACATCACATTGGAAATTGGGAACGGTAGCGTTCACCCGATATTTTTCATACAAATGGGAGAATGAAAATCTATTGTCAGCCTTGTTTTCCGTATCCAAACCGTTCGACGTCCCATATCAATGGACATGGGATACTACAAGCTATCCATGGACATTGAATTTGGTTGCACCGGAAACCGTACCAACATGTGAAATTCGATACGGTAAAAATATGGTTGGTATCGAACGGGAGATTGATCCGATGGAAATCGTGAATCGGATCTATCCACTAGGATACGGTGAGGGCGTGAATCAACTAACGATCAGGTCCGTGAACAATGGTATCCCGTATGTCGAAGATCAACAGTCTATTCAAAAGTATGGGCTGCGCTCGTATATATGGGTAGACAAGCGGTTTGAAGATGTTCATACCTTGAAGGCAAACGCAGAGGCCTTATTAAAGCACTGGAAGGATCCGAAAGTAAGGTACCGAGCAAACGCTGCCGACATTTCTTCTATTACAGGTGAGGACATAGATAAATTGAAAATGGGACGTATCGTTCGTATGGTTGACCCGGGTTTAGGAATTATTGAAGCGAGAATCGTAAAAGAATCAAAGCGGGACATGACAGGCGACCCGGCGAACATAGAACTGGAGATTGCCAACAAATCCGATGATATTGCCACTTTACAGTCTGATTTAGAACGCCGTCAGAAAATCAACGAAATATATGCGCAAGGGGCAACAAATATTGATTCATACAGTTATAATGACAACGCAGATCAAAATCATCCTGCGGTTATTCGATTCTATATACCGGAAGAACTTGTGAGAATCAATAAGATGTTGTTGAATTACGAAGTTTCAGAGTTCCGAGCATACTCAAAAGCAACAAAAGGCGGGGGCGAAGTTGTCGCAACAACTGGGTCTGGAGGTGGAACTGTAGCAACTAGTTCTAGTGGTGGAGGAACAGCAACGACGAGTTCTAGCGGAGGAGAACATCGCCATCAAATGTTTGCATTTGTTAATGATGTCGGTTCCAGTCCACCAACAACGTTTAAAAACTTTGTAGCCGTTGCAGACAGAAATGGCTCATCGGTAGCGGGAGTGTTCTTCCCAGGGATTGGAGTGGATTTATACACAAATACAGCGGACGGTCAACATTCTCATAATGTGACCATACCAAACCACACGCATACAGTGACTGTGCCAAATCACACGCATAACATCACTATACCAAACCACATTCATGAAATTGAATATGGGATTTTTGAACTGCCTGAATTACCATCATCAGTTGTTATAAAAGTAGATGGGAATACGGTTCCTTTTAATGCGACAAGCGGAGATGAAATCGACTTACTTCCGTATCTCTCAAAAAATGGAGAAGGAAAGGTAGAACGAGGTACGTGGCATGAAGTCACAATTACACCAAATACACTAGGGCGTGTGAATGCGAATATATTTGTTCAATTTTTCTTGCAATCTAGGGGGGGCGGCGATTATTGATGTTGATAAAAGTAATTACGCATAGCGGCATGGAAGAAATTATTGAAGCGGAATACGATCCAATAGCATTGAATGACCAGATCAACAATACAGAAATTCTTACAATATTAATCGGTAATCAAATTTTTTCTAGAATCGATATTAAGCATGTTAAGCCACTTGATGATGACGCCAGCTAGGCGTATTTTTTTATGTTTATTTTGTGGAAAGGTGTGATTGTATGGAACGATTTGATCTGTTTTATAAAACGGGGGCAGCAACAATTGGTGCAGTTGTTGGATTTTTATTTGGAGGGTGGTCAAAGGCGCTTATATTACTTGTATCGCTTGCCATACT